AGAGTAAAAGCGGATGGTGGAACATTTGAAAATTATAATTGTTTAAATACTACTTTACTTGGTTTAGGTGGTACTCAAAATTTTGCAAGTAAATACCAAAGAACAGATTTATTTGCTGATGAATCAATTTCTATTACACAAGTGATTCAAGATGTAAAAGATATATCTATAATATTTACAGAATTTTCTAAAACGTTTACAATTCCTGCAACAGCAGAAAACAATAAATTATTCAAACATTATTACAATTATGATATTGATGGTGGATTTGATGCACGTATAAAAATAAACGCATACATAGAAATAGATGCAGTTAGGTTTAATACAGGTAAAGTAAAGCTCGAAGGGGTTGATTTAAAAGACAATAAACCTTATGCCTATAGAATTACATACTTTGGAAATACTGTTAACTTAAAAGACCTTATAGGTGAAGATAAATTAAACGCTTTAGACTTATCAACTTATAATTTAACATATAATAGTTCAAATGTATTAACATCACTACAAGCAAATCCAAGTTCAGTTGATATAGTTGCACCATTTATTTCACACACGAATAGATATTATTACGATAGTAGTTCAGGACACGGAACTGACCAAAGAAATTTACATTATCATTCAGGTGGTGGACACAATCACGGATTGTTATGGAGTGATTTAAAGTACGCTATTCGTTTAAATAATATTATACAAGCAATAGCTACTAAATATGGTTTAACTTTTAGTACAGACTTCTTTAATAGTTCTAATTTAGATTACTATAATTTATTTTTATGGCTACATAGAAGTAAAGGTGATGTTCAAGGAGTAGGAAGTGGAATCAATCCACCTGAATTAATTAACTATTGGAGCGGAACAGGTGCGGTTAGTTATTTTTCTACTTATAATACATTAGTTGTTACTGAAAATACAGGTGCAGGTAATACAGAGTTGGTAATTACTCCAACTACATCAAGTGATTATAAAATTAGTGTTTACAGAAATGGTGAATTATTTTATCAAAGTAATACCTTAAACAACACGCAAACAATTAATTTAGGTGTTTTAGATGCAGCACAATATACATTTTATATTCAGGCTCAAGTTATAATAACTTTATCTGCAGCGTTAAGTATACCAAGATATGATTTACCTGATAATCCAAGTACAATAGTTTATGATACTTATAATACAGGAACATTTAATACAAACAATACATTTATATTTGATATTGCACAACAAACTCCTGAAATAAAAGTAATAGACTTCTTAACAGGTATTTTTAAAATGTTTAATTTAACTGCTTATTTAGAAAATGGAATTGTAGTAGTAAAAACATTAAACGATTTTTATGCAACTTCTAATGTTTACGATATTACAGAATACATAACCACAGATACAAAATCTGTAAATGTTGCTTTACCATTCAAACAAGTTGAATTTGGTTATGAAGATACTAAACAACTTTTAGCTTTAAAACACAATCAACAATTTAATTATGAATGGGGTAAAGAATTGTTTAATGAATCATCTGAAATAGATGGAGAAATCTACAAAGTAACTTTACCATTTTCACACTTTAAATATGAAAGATTATACGATATTAATGGTAATGTTTTAAAGAACATACAATGGGGTTATTCTGCAACTGATAATTATAATGCAGCTACAGATAACTATGAATCATCACTTTGTAAACCATTGTTGTTTTATCCAATATTGCAAACAGGTATTAGTATGTCATTTAAACCTACTGCTTCTACACATCAACCAATCACTTCTTATATATTACCTTCTAATAGTAGAAGTTTAAGTTCAGGAACAAGCACAAGCAATATTAATTTTAAAGCTGAATTAAACGAATGGACAGGAACAAATAACTTTACAGGTACTTTATTTGATTTATATTATAAAGACTACATAATGAATGTATTTAATCCTAAAAATAGATTAACTACTTTAAAAGCATATTTACCATTATCAGTTTTATTAAACTTTAAATTAAATGATAGAATGAAAATTGTAGATAGATTATTTATAATTAATAAGATAACAACAAATTTAACAACAGGTGAAAGTACACTTGAATTATTAAATGAATTATGATAAAGAACATTTTAGAATTATTAGCGCTTCAACCACATTACGGACAAAGTGAATCAATAGAAATAGCAAAAGGAAAATATAAATTAGTAACCTCTTGGAAACAAGGTTTTGAACAAGTAAAAAGACAATGGAAAATAAGATAATAAATCTTCAAGTTAATGATAATATTAACAATACTGAAAATTCAGTTAAATCATTAAAGGCTCAATTACGTGAAGCACAAAATGAAGTTAATACATTATCTGAAAAGTTTGGTGCAACATCACGTGAAGCAGTACAAGCTGCAAAACAAGCTGCTATATTAAAAGACAGAATTGGTGATGCGAAGGCTTTAACTGATGCCTTCAATCCTGATGCTAAATTTCGTGCTTTAACAAGTTCTTTGTCAGGTGTTACAGGTGGTTTTGCTGCTCTTCAAGGTGGTATGGCTTTATTTGGTCAAGAATCTGATGATGTTCAAAAAACTTTACTGAAGGTTCAATCTGCTATGGCACTTTCGCAAGGTATTCAATCAGTTGGTGAAAGCGTAGATTCATTTAAGCAATTAGGGGCGGTAATTAAAAGCACATCAGTAGTTCAGGGAGTTTTAACTGCTGCAACTGCAGCTTATAATTTTGTTAATACTGCAGCTACTACAGGTTTAAAACTATTTAGAGCAGCTTTAATAAGTACAGGAATAGGTGCATTAATTGTTGGGGTTGGCTTGTTAATATCAAACTTTGACAAAGTAAAAACTGTTATTTTAAATCTAATTCCGGGACTTGCAAATGTAGGTAAATTTATTGGTGGAATAGTTGATTCAATAACTGATTTTGTAGGTGCTACTTCTGATGCTTCACGTGCTTTAGACAAACTTAAAAAGGATGCAGATAATACACTTGCGGTCAATAAAAAGTTTATGCAAGAACACGGTGACCAAGTTGATGAATATACTAAAAAGAAAATAGATGCTAAAAATGCTTATGCTAATGCAATAAAAGAAGATGGTGCTGACCAAGTTGCTCTCGCTAAAAAATTAAACAGAGAATTAGCTGATATTGAATTTTCACGTGGTGATGAAAAAAGAAAAATACAAAAAGAAGCAAATGAAAAAGCTGCTGCAGATAGAAAAGCAGAAAAAGAAAGATTACAAAAAGAGGCTGCTGCTGAAAAAACTAAATTTGATGAACAAACAAAATCAGATTTAGAATTATTAAGACAAGCTAATTTAAATAAAGATTTAGAAGATTCTTCAAGAAAAAGAGGATTGTTAGATGAACAAATTTCTATATTAGAAGAAGGTGTTGCAGCAGTAGAAGTTACTGAAACTAAAACTACTGAAGCTATAACTAAAAATGCAGAGGCTCAAAAGAAAATTGAGGAGTTAAAAACACAAGCAAGAATTGAACAAGCAGAAAGAGGAGCAGCATTATTAACTAATATTTCTGATTTAATTGGTAAAGATACTGCAGCAGGAAAAGTAGCAGCAGTTGCAGCCACAACAATTAACACTTATGCAGCAGCACAAACAGCGTTTTTAAATGCACAAAAGAATCCAATATCTATACTTGGTCCTGCTTATCCTTATATTTCTGCAGGTTTAGCGATTGCAGGTGGTTTAAAAAATGTACAAGCAATATTATCCGTACCTACTCCAAGCGGTGGTGGTGGTGGTTCTGCTCCAAGTGGTGGTGGAATGGGTTCTGCACCTGTTGCACCTCAATTTAACGTAGTTGGTTCAAGTTCTACAAGTCAATTAGCACAAACAATAGGAACACAACAAAACACACCTGTACAAGCATATGTAGTATCAAATGATGTTACAACTGCACAAGCATTGAATAGAAATATTATACGAGGTGCAAGTTTATAGTAATTAAAACAAAACAAAATTTAATTTATTTTAATAATATGAAGATAATAGAACTAATAATAGACGAAAACGAAGAACTTTCAGGAGTTGATGCAGTTTCAATCGTAGAATTTCCTGCAATAGAATCAAATTTTATTTCATTAAACAAACAATTAGAATTGGCTAAAGTTGATGATGAAAAACGTATTTTAATGGGTGCTGCTTTAATACCTAATAAGCACATTTATAGAAGAAATGGTAAAGATGAATATTATATTTTCTTTTCAAATGAAACGGTGCGTAAAGCAAGTGAATTGTTTTTAATGAATAGCAATCAAAACAATGCTACATTAGAACACGATAAAGAATTAAAAGATTTAAGTATTGTAGAATCTTGGATTGTTGAAGATACTGAAATGGATAAATCTAAAAAGTATGGTTTAGATGCCCCTGTAGGATCTTGGGTTGTTTCTATGAAAGTTAATAACGATGTTATTTGGAATGACTTTGTTAAAACAGGTAAAGTTAAAGGATTTTCTATTGAAGGATACTTTGCAGACAAATTAGAAATGAGTTTGCAACAAGAAAAAGAATTAGAATTGCTAAATAAAATAAAAGATATTATTTTAAATAACGAAAAAAAAAAGACTAATTTAGAATCTTATACAGATTATCCTGAACAAGCTACTGAAAATGCAAAGATAGCTTTAAGATATGCAGAAGAAAACGGTTGGGGCGATTGTGGAACTCCTGTTGGTAAAGCAAGAGCAAATCAATTAGCAAATAGAGAACCAATTTCAGAAGATACAATTAGTAGAATGGCTTCATTTGAAAGACAAAGACAAAATTCAGATAGAGCATTAGGCGAAGGTTGTGGTCGTTTAATGTGGTTGGCTTGGGGAGGCGATGCAGGTGTAGAGTGGGCAAGTAGAAAACTAAAACAAATAAGAAAAGAGTAATGTTTAAATTAATAAATAAAATTATGGGAAATAAAACAAGTTCGCCAAAAGGTGGAAAAAGAGGATGTCTATGTAAAGATAACACTTATGATTCTAAATGTTGTGAAGGAGAATTAATTCAACAAGGAATTGGTTCAACTGTAGCACAACAATCAAGTACAGTTACAAACACAAATACTGCAAGAGTTATAACTCGTGTAAGTTCGTAATTTATAACAAAACTAAATAATAATAATTTAAACTATAAATACTTATTAATATGAATGTAATCAATGAAATTAAAACTCTTTTGGGTATGGATGTAAATCTTGCTCAAATGAAACTAATGGATGGAGTTACTGTTTTAGAAGCTGATGCTTTCGAAATGGATAACGCTGTTTTTATTGTTAATGGTGAGGAAAGAGTTCCTATGCCTGTTGGAGAATACGAATTGGAAGATGGTATGATTTTAGTAGTATCTGTTGAAGGTATTATTGCTGAAATTAAAGAAGCTACTGTAGAAGTAGAAGAAGCTCCTGAAGCTGAAGTAGAAGTTGAGGTTGAAGCACAAGCTGAAACAATAGCTACTCCAAAAAGAATTGTAGAATCAGTTTCAAAAGAAATGTTCTTTGCTGAAATTGAAAAATTAAGAACTGA